AGACGAGGCGCTGCGGGTTGCGGGGGCCAAGATGTCCGCAATCGGTAACGTTTCGGTACGCATCAAACAGATTCAGGCCGATGGCGCTGAAAAGGCCGGGCTCGATGCAGCAGCGATTTTGGTCGAGCTCAAGCGCCTGGCGCACTCGGACATCGCCGGCATCACTGACGAGAAAGGCCGCGTCAAGCTGCCTCACGAACTGGACCCGGCTACGCGCGCCTCGATCGCCAGTTTCAAGATCGATGAATACGGGCGCATCGAATACAAGTTTTGGCCCAAGACCCAGGCCATCGACATGGCCATGAAGCATTTGGGCCTATTCAAAGAGGACAACAAGCAAAAAGGTACGGGCGCGGCTGAGTTCCTGGCCAGCCTCCAATCCAATGTTTTAGGCGTCGTAAAGGACCGCCCGAAAGAGGATGACGATGAATAGCTACTGGCTGTTTTTTGCTTTGGGGGCGTTTTTGGGCTGCAACCTGGGCGTGCTGTTGGCGGCGCTGTTGGCCATGGCTAAAAGGTCTGAAGAGTGAAGATTGATTTCCACGACGACGCTGAGCGCGAACTGTTTGCACGGCTGATGGCCGACCCGGTTGAGCGTTTGAGCACGCTCTACAAGATTGTGGTCAAGGGCGACGACGAGGACGACGAGGGCTTGGTGATGACGTTCAAGCCCAACCGGGCGCAGCGACGCCTCATCAGTCGCATGTGGCACCGCAACCTCATCCTCAAGGCGCGCCAGCTTGGCTTTACAACCCTGGTGTGCATGCTCTGGCTGGACACGGCCTTGTGGTCCAAGGAGCCCATACGCTGCGGCATCATTGCCCAGGACCGTGAGGCGGCTGAGGCGATCTTTCGGGGCAAGGTTCGCTTTGCCTACGACCAGTTGCCCGACTTTATGCGCGCCTGGTTCCCTTTGGCCAAGAGCACGGCCAATGAGTTGGAGTTTGGGCACAACGGCTCAAGCATTCGCGTGGCCACGTCGATGCGATCGGGCACGATTCACCGGCTGCACATATCCGAGTTTGGCAAGATTTGCGCCAAGTACCCGGACAAGGCTAAGGAAGTAGTAACGGGCTCGATTCCGGCTGTGCCGAAGTCGGGCATTTGCGTCATCGAGTCCACCGCCGAGGGGCAAGACGGCTATTTCTACGACATGACCATGCGCGCCCAGGCGCTGAGTGAGCAGGGCACGTCACTCACGGCCAAGGACTGGCGATTCCACTTCTACGCATGGTGGATGGCACCGGAATACACCATCGACCCCGAGGGCGTGGTGTTTTCTGAGGCTGACTTGGCGTACTTCAACCAGGTCGAGTCCAAGATTAACCGGCCACTGACCGAAGGCCAGCGTGCCTGGTATGTGATGACCCGCCGCAACGACTTTGCGGACGAAGCGCCCTTAATGTGGCAGGAATACCCATCGTTTCCCGAAGAGGCGTTTCAAGTCTCCACTGAGGGCTGCTACTACGCCACCCAACTGGCCAATGCGCGCAAGCAAGGGCGCATTCTCAAGACGTTGCCGCTCGAGGCTGCGCCGGTCAACACCTTTTGGGATATTGGCCGCGGCGACATGACTTCGATTTGGTGCCACCAGCGTGTAGGACCTGAAAACCGCTGGATTAAGTATTACGAGGCCAGCGGAGAGGACCTGATTCACTACGCCCAGTGGCTTCAAAAGCAGGGGTGGACCTTTGGCGTGCACTACCTGCCGCACGAGGCCGACTACAAACGCATGGGCGAGACGCCTGACACAAACCGCACCCTCAAAGAAATGCTAGAGCGGCTGATGCCGGGTCAGCGCTTTGAGGTGGTGCCACGGGTGAGCGCGATCATGGCCGGTATTCAGGCCACGCGAAACCAGTTCGCTAGTTGCTGGTTCAGTGAAGAGGGCTGCGAGCAGGGTATCAAGCGCCTGAGCAACTACCGCAAGCAGTGGGACAAGACGCGCGGTTGCTGGAAAGATGAGCCGATGCACGACGACAACTCCCACGGCTCGGACGCATTTCGCCAGTTTGGCCAGGTGGCCGACGCTGGGGCGGTGTTCCAAACGGCTGTTGCTGCGATACGGCCTGCTGGCTCGGGTGCGTTCAAGCGCCGGGGCTCTGCTATGGCGGTTTAGCGACTGGGGCTAAATCGTGGCAAGCATGGCAAGGTGCCACCAGTTCACTCTGGGGCCGATATGCCAGCAACAATTGATTTGCGCAAAGCGCACATGTCGCGTGTCCATGGCGACATCACTTGCATCTTTACTTGGGTCAACGACGAGCGCGCTATGGTGCTCGTGCCCCATATGCGCAAGGGCGCGCCCTGGTTCATCGTCATGGAGTCGGCCGCCTACACCTGGGACGACGAGGACGCCAGGAACATCCCCAACGTAGTCAAGAAGGCCGCCAAGGCCTGCGAGGTTTTGGGCATTGAGCCCAGCCCCTGGAACTGCCGCCGCATTGCCGGCCTAGTGATCGACGGACTACCCGACCTCATTCGCATGCCCAGCACACCCCCGGCTGAGTATCACCGTGCCAGTTTCGGCACCATGGAGCTGCGCGCTGATGGCCAATTGCTTACAGCCGAGGACATCAAGCTAGAGAAAGAGGGTGCGACGTATGGATAAGTTCGACACCCGCACCAAGCGACAGGCCAAGGGAGACAACGAAGTCTTTACAGGCGGTGAGCGCAATGAACTGGCCCCGACGAGCGGCCACAAGATGGACAGCGAAGAGGCGCGCGGCGAGTTGCGCAAGCTGCTGGAGTGGTACTACCACGAGAAGGACAAGCAGGCCACGAACCGCCTTGAAATGGCGATGGACTGCGATTTCTACGACAACATGCAGTGGGACCCTGAAGATGCCCAAGTGCTGCGTGACCGCGGCCAGATGCCACTCGTGTACAACGAGATTGCCCCCATGGTGGACTGGCTCATTGGTACCGAGCGCCGGACGCGCGTGGACTGGCGTGTGATGCCCCGCGCCGAGGATGACGTTGAGCTTGCCGATGTCAAAACCAAGGTGCTCAAGTTTGTTTCGGACATCAACCGTGTGCCGTTTAACCGCTCGCGCGCGTTTGCCGATGCGGTCAAGGCCGGTGTGGGCTGGATTGATGACGGTGTGCGCGACGACCCGACTCAAGACGCGCTGTACTCCAAGTACGAGGACTGGCGCAACGTCTTGTGGGACTCATCAAGCTACGAGCACGACCTGAGCGACGCGCGCTATCTGTTTCGCTGGCGCTGGGTGGACGAGGATGTGGCGCTGATGATGTTCCCCGACCGTGAGGATGCGATTCGCCGCGCGGTAGAGGATAGCCAGCACGCCAGCATGAGCGACTGGGAAGAGGACACTTGGTACACGGCTGAAGAGCTTTTGTCGGGTGCCACGAACGGCACGGTGCGCGCCTCCGGTACCGGCATGATGATTGACGCCAAGCGCCGCCGCGTGAAGCTGATCGAGGCCCAATACCGCAAGCCTGCCAAGTCCAAGATCATCGTGGACGGTCCGCTCAAGGGCACGTTCTTCAACCAGAGCGACGGTGCCCTGATGAACGCCCTGGGCCAAGTGGGCGGCTCCATCATCGACAAGGTGGTGATGCGTGTGCACATAGCCGTGTTCACCGAGAGCCACATGCTGGGCATGGGCCCGTCGATGTTCCGGCACAACCGATTCAGCCTGACCCCGGTGTGGTGCTACCGCCGCGGCCGCGATCGCTTGCCCTATGGCGTCATTCGACGGGTGCGAGACATCCAGCAAGACCTCAACAAGCGCGCCTCCAAAGCGCTGTGGATGCTCAACACCAACCAGATCATTGCAGACGAGGGCGCAACCGATGACTGGAGCAGCCTGCGCGACGAGGCCGACCGCCCCGATGGCCTGCTGATTAAGAAGGCTGGCAAAGAACTGACGCTGCGCCGGGACACCGACGCGGCCACGGGCCAGATTCAGATGATGACGCTGGACGCCCAAAGCATTCAGAAAAGCGCCGGCGTCTCACAGGAAAACATGGGCCCGCTACGAGGCCAAACTGCCCAGCGACTACGACGACCAGATCAAAGCCCTGAAGGACCGCGACGCTGAGTTGCGTCAGAAGTTCAAGGACGGTGAGATTGACATCGACGAGCGCGACACCGAGCTCGCGCGCTGCAAGATCGCCGCCAACGAACTGGCCGACCGCATGGAGGCCAACATCAAGACACTCAAAGGCGATGCGCACGACTGGGCGTTTTTGTTCCCCGATTTGGCCATGGTGGCGGGCAAACCCGTCGAGGACTTTGCCAACCTGGTAGCCGCGCGCTTGGCCAAGTACCGGCAAGACCAAGAAGATTCGCGCCGCCGTGCCGTGCAACTCGAAGAAGAGCGCAAGGCACGCGAGGCCCAAGCAGCTGCGCAAGCCGCTCAAGTGGTTCAGCAGGCCGCAACCAAAGCGCCTGAAGCACCCGCAGCGCCGGCCAAAACATCCTCCGCCACCATCAAGCTAGGCGACATCAACAACCGCCTGGCCCCCATCCAAATCACCGCAGCAGGCTTGGCCGAACTGGGCTTTGAGCCCGTGGGCAAAGAAAAGTCTGCCGTGCTCTACCGCGAGTCCGACTTTGCCCAAATCTGCGCGGCGCTCGTCAACCGCATTCAGGGCGTCGCAGCCCTGGCGTAACCCATCCCAAACCAGCAACAGGAGCAACACCATGTCCAAGTACGCAGCAACCCCCGCCGCATACAGCGAGCAGCCCCGGCCGCCGATCGCGCTAACGCCGGTCAAGAGCAATCAGATCAAGGCAGTCGGCTACGACGCCACCACACAGACCTTGGCCGTCACATTCAGCCGCGGAGCCGGTGCGATCTACCACTACCCCAACGTCACCCCGGAAATGCACGCCGAGTTCATCGGTGCCGAGTCGATCGGCAAGCACTTTGGCGAACACATCCAGAGCCTGCCGTTTGAAAAGTACCCAGCCGAGCCAGCCCCCGAGGCCGAGCAGGAAGAAGCAGCGTAACGAATTGGCCGAAAGCAGATGCTGCGGATACGTCCCATGTGCATAGAGCACCAGTGCAGCGAGTAGGCCCCCTCATTCACATCAACCGCTCACCAGGAGTACCACATGAGCACAACAGGAAATCGCCCCACATCAGCAGCCACCGATGTGCCGGAGTTCATCACAGACCTAGACGGCGGCATGTTCGAGCGCATCTTGTCCCAGGCGCTTAGCGAGACAGCCGCGGCCGCCGTCGATCACGGCAAGGTAGGCGAGGTTAGCGTCAAGTTCAAGATTGAGCGCATCCAGGGCACTCACCAAGTGCGCCTGCAACACGATGTCAAGTTCAAAAAGCCCACCAGCATGGGCTGCGCAAGCGAAGAAACCACCGGGGCCACGGTCCTGCACGTGGGTAAGTATGGCTGCCTATCTTTGGCCCAGCCGTCGCTCTTGGAGGATTCGCGCCAAACCCGCATCCCCGAGTAAGCAAGTCAGCAATCAGCAGCACAAGGAAACATCATGTTCGACAAAGAAGCAATCCACGCCATCCACAAAGGCGCAGGCATCATTCAAGCATCAGACGCCATCAGTGATGCGTTTGATGCTGGCCGCGCAGTAACGGCACTCCCTAACGAATTTGGTGTGCACGACTTAGAAAAGTACATGGCCAACCGCCGCCGCGCGCGCGGGTCCATGGAAACCAGTTGCGTCCGAGACTTTGCGGGATACGCCATCGGCAACAAAGAAGAAGGCGCAGCCGTGTTTGTGAGCCCCAAGAGCATGGTGGCCAATGCCGTTCTCAACCTTGGCACCCCCGACAATCCCGGCCACGCCGACAACCGTGCACAGTTCAACCCTCGCGCGACCGCCGCATTCACCGCTTTAAATCAAGTGGCCAACGGCCAAGCCCTAGAGCAGCAGCGCGTGGCCGAGTTCCTTGAGGACTGGGCGCATTGCATTGACTGTTTCCACGAAAGCCAAGGGCTGGCACATGGCAAGGCCGTCTCCGCGGTACGCAACATCACTATTGAGGGCTTGCGCAAGGTCGAGGCCAGCGAGCAGCAGCTGAGCGCCAGCAAATCCGCTTTCGAGCAGGTTACAGCGAGTAGCAAAGACACCCTGCCCACTCACATCTATTTCAAGTGCGAGCCTTACCAGGGTTTTGCAGAGCGCACCTTTGTAATGCGCCTAGGCATTCGCACCAGCGACAAACCAGCCATCACCCTGCGCATCATCAATCGAGAGCTGCACGACGAGCAAATGTCCGAAGAACTAAAAGCCAAGGTCTTAGATGCGATCGACGCGCAAATGCCGGTTTTTGTGGGCGACTACACGGCCAAATAAGACAAGCGGGACCGGTCAGTTCCTTTCACTCGAGCCAAGCCACTTGGGAAACAGCCCCGGATGTCAAACCACGGTACCCGCAAGCAATTTTCGACTGTGGGTAGATCAATGTCGGGGCCGGTCGCAAGCAGTGCCGACAAATCCAGGGAACGGCGATTTTTTGAACAAGGGAAACAGGACCAAGCGTGAAACCAGTTTCGCAGGCCTCCCAGGTCTTAGCCGCCTGGCCACGTTTAACCCCACCTAGCGGTCAAGCGGTCGTTATCAGCAATGGTGCTTTATCCAAGGGCCTGCACCCAATTTTGTAACCGCGCTTTGCGCATTTTTTTGAGAGCAGTAAATGACATCAACAGACCAAGCCATCGAGGCACAAATACAAGCGGCAGGCGCCAATAAGGCACCGCGCATCACGCCCACCGACATCGAGGCGAACATTGCCAGCGAGCACTACTTCACCGCAAAGGATGGCGTTCTTGGCGTGATCGTGGGCCATGGCCTGCAAGCGATGGACTGCCCCGAGCCGCTTTCGCTTTTGACATTCTGCGTGCTCGTGCTGCGCAACGGCTACACCGTTACCGGCGCGTCAGCCTGCGCGAGCCCCGAAAACTTTAATGCCGAGATTGGCCGCAAGATCGCCAGAGAAAAAGCGGTCGAGCAAATATGGCCGCTCATGGGCTACGAGTTGAAATCCAAACTGGCAAGGGGTGAGGCATGAGCAACCCCACCAGCTACCGCGAGCTAGAGCTTGAAGTGATCCGGTGGGCCGAGGCTCGCAAGATCATTCCCAACAGCACCCCCGCAGCCCAGGCCCGTAAAACGGTCGAAGAATCTGGCGAACTGCTGGAGGCAGCCACGGCGCTCCAAGTCTGCAACGACTTGGCCAAGCTGTTTCCTGAACTATCAAACCGCGTGGATTTTGTTGGGTACCGCCTCGGCTGGCTCGACAAGTTCAAAGACGCCGTGGGCGACAACTATGTGACCGTCATCAACGCCTGCGCGCTGGCCGACGTGGACGCCGTGGAGTGCCTGGCCAAGGCCTACGCAGAAATCAAAGACCGCAAGGGCACACTCATGCCCAATGGCATTTTCGTAAAGGAATCCTGATGCTCAACAAAGCCCAAATCATTGGCCGCCTCGGCAAAGACCCCGAGGTGCGCTACACGCCAAGCGGCGAAGCCGTCTGCAACTTCAGCGTGGCCACGTCCGAAAAATGGAAAGACAAAACCACCGGCGAAGTCAAAGAGGAAACCACCTGGCACCGCATTTCAGCCTGGGGCCGCCTGGCCGAAATCGTGGGCGAATACCTGCACAAGGGCTCGCTTGTGTACTGCGAAGGCAAAATGACCGAGCGCAAATACACCGACAAAGACGGCGCTGAAAAAATCTCGCGTGAAATCCGGCTCAGCGATATGAAGATGCTCGGCAGCCGCGAAGAAGGCGGCCAGCGCAGCGCGCCTCAGCGCCCCGCCGCGCCAGCACCCGCAGCGTCGCCCACCGGGTTTGACGACATGGACGACGACATCCCCTTCTAAGCCATGTTTCTCTCAGCCGACGAAATCGCCGTGCTCACCGGGCGCAAGGTCAGGTCCAAACAGATCGAAGCCTTGCGCCACATGGGCGTGACTTTTTTCATCAATGCAATCGGACGGCCCATTGTGGCCAAATCCGCTATTGAAGGGCGCCCAGGATCGGCGGTCGAACAACCACCCACACCCTGGCGCTCCAATGCACTTGGAGCAAAGCATGGGGCGAAAACCAACCAAAAATCTAAGTCTGCCTAAAGGCATGCGCGCGCGCCCCAAGGCCGGGGGCAAGGTGTATTACTACCTCGACACGGGCGGCAAGCCGCGCAAAGAAATCCCGCTCGGCTGCGACTACCCCGAGGCGGTTCGCAAGTGGGCAGAGCTCACGGCCACCGGCACAGCCCCGGCCATCACCTTTAAAGAAGTGGCCGATCGGTACCAGCGCGAGGCCTTGCCCCTCAAAGCGCCGCGCACCCAAAAAGACAACCTCAACGAACTGGCCAAGCTGCTCGAGTTCTTTAACGATCCACCCGTCGCGCTCGAGGCCATCGAGCCCGTACACGTTCGCCAATACCTCGACTGGCGCGGCGCCAAGGTCCGAGCCAATCGAGAAAAAGCCCTGCTCTCCCACATTTGGAACTTCGCCCGTGAGCGTGGCATTACCGCCCTACCCAACCCATGCCGGGGCGTCAAAGGCTTCACCGAGACGGGCCGCAAAGACGTTTACATCACCGACGCGGTTTACCAAGCCGTGTACCAGGCCGCCAGCCAGTCGCTCAAAGATGCGCTCGACCTGGCCTACCTCACCGGCCAGCGCCCGGCAGACGTGCTCAAGATGGACGCCAGCCACGTAAGGGGCGGCATGCTTCACGTCAAACAGAACAAGACCGGCGCAGAGCTTCGCATCGCACTCAAAGACGCGGCAGGCAAGCCCAACGCCCTGGGCGCCATCCTGGACCGCATCGCAGAGGCCAAGCGCGACAAAAAGATCACCTCCATGGCTTTGGTGTGCGGCGCCAATGGCCTGCGCATGACGACCTCAGCGCTCGACAATGCCTTCGACCGCGCCAGGGCTCGGGCCATGCTCAAGCACCGCGACAACCCCGACATGGTGGCCGCCATCAAGCAATTCCAGTTTCGGGACCTGCGCGCCAAAGCCGGTACCGACAAAGCCGACGCCACCGACATGCACGAGGCCCAGCGCCAGCTTGGGCACAGCAGCATCACCATGACCGAGCACTATGTCCGGCAGGGCAAAATCGTCACCCCAACACGCTAAATCCCAGTCCGCAAATCCGCATATGGTTTGAGTTTTCAGAGGGAAATTGATTAACCTTATACGGTTTTTTGCGGACTGAAAAAAGCTCTAAGTTATTGATTTTGTAGGGTTTGACCATTGGACTGTTAATCCGTAGGTCCCTGGTTCGAGCCCAGGTCGGGGAGCCACAATTGAAGGCCCTTGCAGTGATGTAAGGGCCTTTTGTTTTGGATCTGATGAAAGACTTGGCCCTGATCGATGGATTGCCAAATCGCGATGCACACCTTGCAGGAAACGTCTACATGAATCAAGCTGTCCTGATTGTTCTTTTGGCTGGACTTTTGCCTGTCGTCTGTGCGGGCATTGCCAAGTGGGGGGCCAAAGGCTATGACAACCATGATCCCCGTGCCTGGATGAGTCGACAGGAGGGGCGCAGGGCGCGCGCCAATGCGGCGCAGCAAAACAGTTTTGAAGCGTTCCCCTTCTTTGCCGCAGGTGTGACGTTGGCCTGGATGACGGATGTAGACCAGGCGGTCATTGCGCAATGTGGCTGGTTCTTCCTGGCGATGCGGGTCATCTACGTTTACTGTTATGTGAGCGATCGTGCCACCTTGCGCTCGATCTTCTGGCTACTGGGCTTGGCTTCGACAGTCTGGTTGTATGTTCTGGCCATCTGAGCAATTGAGGGGCCGGATGGGCTTGCACAGGTGTGTTTGAGCAGATGCCACTATCGGCCGATATGCGCGAAAGACCGTGTAAAATGCATGCCTGCGATACGCGGGAATAGCTCAGTTGGTAGAGCGCAACCTTGCCAAGGTTGAGGTCGCGAGTTCGAGCCTCGTTTCCCGCTCCAAGTTCAAAGGGCCTGTATGTGCAGGCCCTTTTCTTATGGATCGCTGGAGCACCAGGCAGGTGTTCAAGCGAGGTCCTCGACGGCCTGGCCGTCGTCAGCCAGTGCGCCACTTTGGTGGAGATCGGCAAGCATTTGCTCGATCCACAGTGTCATGGGGGTGCCGGTGCCATAACGCTGGTGCAAGCTTTGCAAGTACGGCACGGCTTGGGCCCACGACAGAAAATCGGCACGGGCGATCCGTCCAAACTCCTGCAGCTTGAACTTGAGCAGCACCTTGGCGCCGTAGCGCGCGTGTTTGTCCGGTGTGCGGGCGAACGCTTCAAGACGGCTGCGCGCGCGCTGCAGCGCTGTGGCTGTGTCGGTAAACACCCGCCCGTGTCCCGGAATGATGGTCTGTGGTTGCAGTTGCTCGATCAGGTCCAGGGTGGCGGCCACATCGTCGAATCCCGCCAAGCCCTCTAGCTCGGGGAAGACCACGCCAAAACCATGCTCCCACAGCGCATCGGCCGAAATCAGGAGCCCCTGCG